CCAAGCTGATTAGACTCAACCTGCAAGATCATCTGACGGCCACGAACCCTGATGTACACCTGACCCGTAAACTGCTCAATAACGGCAGTGGCCGTGCGTGTAATAGTAGCCGTAGGGTTTCCACCCAAAGATATAGGATCGTTATATCCAGAGCCAGAGTTCTGCATAGGGATTAACGTCATGGTGACTTGTGGAGAAGCTGTGTCAGAACCACGGAAAGTAATGTCGGGCAGCATCCTCCAGACAAAACCAAAGTGATCGCCATCATCAATGTCAAACTCAGCAGAACCAATGATTGCGTTAATGGCCACAGGTGTTCCGCTTACGTTGTCATCATTGCCACTCTCATGCTCAACAATGTTATAGCTGTATGTGGCCGCTATCGGGTGGATGCGAAGACCAGAATCAAGCCAAGCTGTACGGCCCATAGTCCCATAGGCCCATACGTCTTCTAAGTAGTTGTAAGTAACGTACAGGTCAATTACATTACTTCCGGCAGAGCAATAGAACCACCAGACTTCGTTATAGCCTTCGTTTGTTCCAGAACAAATCTGTTCGGCTTGCAATAAATTAATATCTTGGAAAATGTACTGCTTAAGGTCACAACGCAAAGTCTGGACACGGCCATCGTATTTATAGAACTTCTCTACGCCCATCCAATAAACCACACCAGATGCCGCAACAGCCGCATTGGGGCCAATAATAGAAATGTTATCTCCCAATAGCTGGGTACTCCAAACTACGGGTAAACCTTGGTATTGCAAAGAATACAAAGCTGAATCAGTAAACACCACGATTTCTTGGCGGGTCTGGACGGCTGTGATAATTTCAGAGCCGTGTGACAGCTGGGCACTACCAGCCTCATTGGTTATTGATATAGACCAATCCACCACAGACTCTTGGTTTGACCAGCGAATCAACATTGGGTTCTTTGTTACGCTGCCAATTTCGTTGGTTCCAAATACAAACACAAACCGACTAGCGTCAGAGATAATCAGGAAATCTTGCATCAATGGAACATCAACCGCCCCAACTAGACTAGACACCAAAACGCCACGAGTAGTTACGCCGTTTGTGGCATCCCAATAATAAAGCGCACCGCCGCGAGGGCCGAAGACTAAATCTTCACCAAAATTCTGTTGATTCCAAAGACGCATAGACGAGGCTGACGTACCGCCAACACCCCAAGTACCAGACCCCCAAGCACCAGCGCCCCACCCAACCAAGGGAACAGCATATTCTGGGCCTACATTGACTTGATACGCCGCCACAACAGAAGCCCCGCCACCAGGAGATCCCGAAGCATCGGTAGCATTTGCCGTAGCTGTAGCTGTAAATGTGTAGCTATCAACCCCTATTACTGAGATTTGATACTGGGCATTTAATACCCCTGCTGTGATATTCCCGCCAAGACCTACAGCACCGCTAAACGTAACAAAGTCGCCCGTTACGCCACCGTGCGCTGTGTCTGTAACAGTGATGATGGCCGAGCCATTTGTAGCTACAAACGGGTTGTTGTTAATTGTGCTGCTGGCACGGATGGGTGTAATGTCGTTATAAAACCCACCTTGTTCAATGTAAAACTTTAAGTTAGTGCCTACGCCTACAAGGTTTAGACCGCCCAAAGTAATCCAGTTCCACAAAGAACGGCAAACACCTAGAAACGTGTACGCAGAAATACGTACCCAGCCGCCAATTTTTTCGGGCGTACCCTGACGAAACCGCATCTTGTCGGAAACGTACCAACCGTTCTCGTTGGTATAGCGGGTGTTTTCTTTGTTTACACCCGGCTTCAGAGTTAGTTTTTTAAGCGGCATCGGTCAATCCAGTAGGGCGCACTCGGCGGTGCGCCGTTTAAGCAGGCCCGGCAGTACTTTACCGCCACCTTTAGTCCAGAGCATTAGTTGTTCTTTAGCTCCTTCCCAATCATTAGCGTTGATTTTCCTCTTTAACGTAGAAGTCTGCAAGCGTCCAGTACCTAAATTGTAGGCAAAGTCAACAATGGCATTGCACTTACGTACGTCTGTAATTAGGCCGGGGCAGTTACGCAGAACACCGGGCAGGTACGTGTGCTCAAGCTCAATCATCAAAAGCGCCCTTGCCGTGGGTTCATCCATCGGCGGGTCTTCCAAAGTTACCTTGCGCTTGTCTGCGTAGTAGGTAGAGCCGTAGCCAATCGTCGCCACGTTAGCCGGACAAAGGTAGGGCTTGGCCCGATACCCTTCATACCGGCGGCACAGTTCAGCAGCAAGCTCCAAGTTCATAGGCCACGTTGCTTCAGAGTTCTGTCAAGGAACCAATAGTTAATTGTTCCAGACACCAAAGCGCAAAAGTCCACAGTCATCATGGTCTTGAACACAACTTCAGGAGAAGCACCGGCACGATAGGCTTGCCATGCAAACCAGATATGGATAAACGACCACAAGGCCATAATCCAATACGTTACTACAGGACGCACGGATGCAGACAGACTAGCCGCCCAACCACCAGCAGCTTTGACCATCTCGGCTTGCTGATTAATAGCAGCACTGAAGGCATCCATGACACCGACATCTAAAGCCGCTTCACGATTAGCGCCAATCTCAGCAAGGCGTTGCTGGCCACGCAACTGTTCTAACTCGCACTGACGGCTGAACATAGCAAGTTCATGCTCACGCTCGCTTTTCTTATCAAAGAACTTTAGCACTTCAGGTGCAAGGCGAAACAAACCGCCAAGCAAGCCGCCAAACAAACCACCAGATACAAGTTCAAACATTACACCATACTCCATGCAATTATGTACGTGCCATAGATGACGAAGGCCACTAGACAGGCTGCGGCAATGAATGCTTCAGCCCAGTCCCACATTATGCAGGCTCTAGTTCCTTGACCGTGGCTGTTATGACTGCGGTGGATGTGTCTCGATCCATTGTCAAATAGCCTTGGCAAGTGATGTTGTAGTCTACCCCGTTAGCGTCTTTTTCGCTCTTAACGGGGACTGTGATGTCGAGGTTCTTGAACAGAAACTCTTTGCCGTTTTCAAACACGCGCCATACGTGATCCATTGATCCACGACCAGCTTGACCACGGCTTTTATTGAATCTGATTTGGTACGTGTTCATACCACCTCAGCCGCAGGTGTTGCACAGGAAAACACAGGAGCCGCAGGGCGCAAACCTAAGTTAAAGTGGATGAACTTAATCGGTTTTTCAGATGCGTTACGTGAAAAACTGTGTGGCAACCAAGCGTTTGTAAAGATCAGCAGGCCGGGCTTTGGCGTGAAGTTAATCATGTTGCTTGCGGCAGTTGCTTGAGACATATCAGTCTCTGCCCATGAGATCAAAGGCTTACCAGCACGGGGGTCATGGAACACAACTTTGGAGCAATCTTCTGGTGCTTCAAGAAAATAAAAGCCTACGATCTGTGAGCCAGCGCCATGAACGTGTTGATCCATAGCTGAGTGCTTAAAGTGTTCCTGACACCACATTTCAGAAAAGTAAGTGTTAAAGCCATCTACGTTGTAGCCTTGCTCTTTTAGGATATTTGCCGAAGTACCACCAACGTAGTATTGGAACGGGATGATCTCTGGTTTGTCGTAGAGGTTGCCTGTCATGTGAACAGGATAAATCTCGTTGAGTGCGTTCTTACGGACTTCTACTAAAGCCTCTTCAGCAACCTTGTTTACGGCCTCAAGGAACTCGGGTTTCTCAATGGTGTAGACCATTGTTGGAAAGTATATATTTGCATTGAGGATGTCTTGTTTGGTTTCAGTTGCGGCGCACATGGTGTTCTCCTTTTACCAAGAATAGATTATCGCACCACCCGACCCGCCTGCACCACCTGCACCAGAAGTTGTGTTTGCTACACCACCACCACCGCCACCACCACCAAAGGCTCCACCAGCGCCACCAGCGCCACCCGTAGCCCCATTAAATCCACCGCCACCGCCACCGCCCGTGCCACTACCGCCACCAATCTGTGAGCCTGCGCCCCCATTTATATTAGTAGCGCAACAACCTACACCAGCGGTTCCGCCACCGCCAAGGGCATAACGGTTAGTTCCTCCAGCACCTCCGGGGTACCCAGAAGAAGCGCACACTCCTCCGCCCGATCCCCCCGCCGCGCCGCCGTATAACGAACTGCCACCAGCAAAACCACTACTACTTGCTGTACTACCCCCGCCACCACCACCACCAAATTCTGCGTTTGCATTTGGAGCGGCTCCTCCACCTCGTACATTACAAGGTACAGTTGTAGAACCTAAATAAATTGATGGTCTTGGTTGTCCGCCCTGCGTACCAGTACCAATTCCAGCAAATCCGCCACCACCACCACCAACCGCCGCCGCACCGCCACGACGACCGCCAAAAGTAGTTAAGTAGCTACCAAAACTTGTTTGTCCACCACATCCTCCTTGGTTTCCGTTTCCGTTAGGGCTACCTTTTGCGGCCCCTCCACCTCCTCCAGCGCCAACAGTAACCGTGACCCTACAAGTTACACACGCCGCAATAAAAATTTGGCTGTTTCTTGCTCCGCCACCTCCACCACCACCTGCAGCGAAACCACTACTTCTTCCACCACTAGCTCCACCGCCACCACCGCCCCATAAACATACCTGTACAAAGGTAACACCACGAGGCTTTTCCCAAGTTCCAGACGATGTGAACTTTTGGACAACCGTTCTTGGCTCCGAAACTCTGTAGTTAAAAGATGTTTGTTGGTTTGACAGCATGGTGATCTCCGACTTTACTCGGCAGGGGTGTCAGGGGTTGGATCAGTAAAGACTTCGTTCTCGTACTTCCAACCAATACTGCACAGAATGTCCTCAACCTTAACCATCGTCATGCCTTCTGGAGGCGACCACTGAGCGGCCTCGTCCCACAGAATGATGTTATCTACCAGACCATTGGAATCAATAATTGCATATCGTTTCATTTTTACCTCTTACCAAGAATAAACTCTTACACCGCCAGCCGCGCCAGCACCCCCGGCGGCTGATGCATAGATGTTGGTTCCGTACCCACCACCACCACCTCCTCCGCCAAATAAACCACCAGCCCCACCAACACGAGCCGTAGCGGTAGTGCGTTGTAAGCTTCCGCCGCCACCTGAACCACTTCCTGTAAAGGCGTTTGTTGATCCTGCCGTGCATACCGCACCGCCACCACCAGCAGAATAGGAATTAGACGATCCACCAGCAGAGCCGCCAGATGGCGCGGGACAACTGCATCCAATAGTATAAATACTTGAGCCTGCACCCCCTCCGCCAGCACCAAAAATAGAACTTCCGCCGGTAGTAGCTGCGCAATTATTTTTTGCTACTACCCCACCAGCACCGCCTCCCCACTCAGCATTACCAGTAGCGTTGGGCACATGAGTAGAGCCAGCACCACCGCCACCAACGTTATTTACGGCTGTACTGGAACTATATGAGCCATAGTACAAATCCCTACTTGGAGCGCCACCTAAACCACCCACGGTAGCAGTTCCGCCATCTGTACCAGCACTCCCGGAGCCACCACCACCACCGCCATTATCGGAATATCCGCCACCACCACCGCCAAAGGCTTTGACGTAACATCCAAATGATGATGTGCCGCCAACATTTCCAGCATTACCGGGTTGATTGCCGCAACCTGTTGCAACTGCCGTGCCACCAGAACCTCCAGCGCCTACTGTGACTTGGACAGATGAAGTCAAGCAAGCGGCTTGAAAATAGTTACTAACCCTAGCCCCACCACCACCACCGCTACCGCCTTCGTTAGAGTTAGAACCACCACCTTCGCCACTAGCGCCGCCACCTCCGCCACCCCATACGCAAACGCGCACAAGTCTTACATTAGGTGGTTTAAGCCACCTACCAGATGCGTAAAATGTTTGTACATTAGCATCAGAATCCGTGACCTGATAATTAAATGAAGTTTCTTGATTAGAGATTGCCATAGCTGATTACCAAGAATAAACACGAACTAAACCGTTGCCGCCTGCACCGCCAGCTCCGCCAGTTCCAGCATCAGAGTTTCCGCCGCCTCCACCGCCACCAGCAGGGAATCCACCATCACCGCCATTACCGCCAACAGCAGAAGCGGCTACTGCACTATTTCCGCCAAAGCCGCCGCTACCGCTACCAGATAATTGGGTAGACCCGTTTGGGCCGTTTGCGCCAGCCGTATTTGTTGGGTTAAAAGAAGTGTTAGAAGCATAAACGGAAGTTCCACCGCCAGTACCGCGTTTAAAAACACCAGCCGCAATATTACCGCCACTTCCGCCACCACCACCACCAAAAACAGAACCGCCGCCGCCACGATAACAAGCTGACCCATCGGCTCCACCCCTACCACCAGCGCCGCCGCCCCATTCAGCACTACCAGAAGTGCCTGATACAACCGTAGTGCCTTGACCCCCACCGCCTCCGCCGCCTAGGTTGTTTGGGTTTGATGAGCCGCCCCAGTATTGGGAAGAGGGCATTCCACCCTCGGCAAAACTACCAGATGCATTACTCGCAACGCCTCCAGTACCTCCACCCCCACCACCGCTTGTTGTGTTAGTGCCGCATGACCCGGCCCCACCTCTACCGCCGCCAAAAGAAGAAAGAAAATAAGAAGTAGAAGTTCCAAAATATGAAGCTCCTCCAGCAGTACCATTTGCCACAGCCGCGCCCCCACCTCCACCAGCGCCTACTGTTACGGTGACTTGTGTAGGTAAACAATCGGCAAGAAAAGTCAAACTAGCTCTAGCACCCCCACCACCACCTGTTGCGCTAGTTGAAGTAGATGCTGAGTTAGAAAAACCACCACCACCACCGCCACCACCGCCCCACACGCATACGCGCACGGCATTGGCTTGAGGCGGCCTTATCCAAACGCCAGACGAGGTAAACGTCTGAATATTTAAAGCCAATTCATTAACGACATAGTTAAAGGCCGTTTGTTGAAGTGACTGCGCCATCTTAGTAGTTCCCGCCGAATGCAGAGATAGCGATAGCGATGTTTGTACCTCCAGCCGCTACAGTTGTACCCGCATAAATACGGTAAGTAGCAGGAATGTTTAAACCATTCAAAGGCAAGGTCAAGGGATAAGTGGTCAACGCAGATGTCGCTAAAGCGGTAACAGCAGTCGCAGGAATAGCAACCTCACCCAAGAAGATGTTGTTACCAGCAGTTGTGTTTGCTGAACCGTTGTTGATCCAGAAACGAACCACAGTGGCCGCCGATGTACCAGAAGCTGTAGCGCCATTGGTTGAAGCCAAACGACACATCACTTGGTCAATACGAGCACCATCAGACCCCGCAGTAAAAACAAGCGCCATTGCTGTGCCAGCCGCCTGAGTACCGTCAAATGCGGATGTGTTGGTCATCGCCGTACTGACGATGGCGTTGAGTGCCCCTACGTTAACCGTCTGGGTAAATACGGGTGTTGCTGTAACTGCCATGATTAAAATCCTCCAAAATTGACTGCGAGATATAAATTAGAACCTGTTCCACCACCGCCACCTGAAGCGGTTGACCATGTTGGTGCTGCGCTAGGGCCGCCTGATGTTAGCACTTGACCTGCTGTGCCGTAGGATGGAGCAGCCGCAGTACCCAACCCTATTTTTCCATTGGTAATTACATTGCCAGCTAAAAAGTTATCAGCAGTACCCTCCATGTACAAGTTATAACGACCTGTGCCTGATGCTATGTTGCCTTGAAAACCGTAGTTATTAGTTGCGCCCGTTAAAGTGCTTGCGACAAAATAACCGCTTTGAGTGGTTACAGCAGACCCTGCGCCAAATGTTCCTTGCGTCGCTCTAAAATGTTGTAGGTTGCTCAAAGTAAACGCAGTTGCTTGCGTAGATGGGCTTGATAAATAATTAGCAGTAGTACCCGTAACATCTGACTGTATTTGTCCGTCTAAAACAGAGCCATAACTAACAGTTGCTCCAGTTATATTTTTAGTAACTCTAAAATTGATTCCTGCGGAAGGTGCAGCACCAATACCCACACGTCCCGCACTATCAATACGCATCCGTTCAGTAGACGCTGTACTAAATCCCAACGAATCTGCCGCTGGCAAGTACATACCATTGGTTGCAACAGTTGAGCCGCTTGGAATAAAGCGAGCCGCAGTCTCTGAGCCACCAACAGTTAAGTTCGTACCGTCAAAGGTCAGGTTAGCAGAACCAGCCAACGCGCCTGAACTATTGAACTGCACCTGTGTGTTTGATCCAGCAGCCGCGCCAGCCGTAGCCGTTCCTGCAAGCTTCACATAATCCGTGCCGTTGAAATACACAAACGCACTTTCGCCCACAGCGATAGACACACCGGTCTGACCTGATGCCTTAAACGTAACGATATCGCCAGTAGCCGCATTGACCACTGTGTATGTCTTACTGTAGCTTGGAGCCGTAACTACCTTGGCTGTGGTCAGCGTACCCGTAACCCGCACGATGGCAAACTGGGCTGTGACCGTACCCGCGCCTGTCAGACTGGATGTGATGTTGGAAGCCGCCGCATCACCAGTTGTGTTGGCCAGAGTTACCGCGCCGTCATTGGTCAGCGTCAATGTGGCCGCAATCGCAATGTTGGTGTACTGCGTAATACCGTTGTTAACAGTATCGCCCCATGTGCCGGAAAGCTCACCTTGTACTGGTAAAGCTAAACCTAGTTGTCCTGTTGCGCCTGTAGCCATTTAAATACTCCTAGTTCGTGTTGATTAATGTCCACCCCGATGTTTGGGTGTTACTAACCTGTGTCCAGCCCGAAGACTGTACGTTGTTGATATTTTGCCAGTTTGCTGACTGCGTGTCATCAATAATTTCCCACAAAGGTCTTGCATTTACCAAATCCGTTGCCGTTGCCAACTCAACAATAGAAGCTACAAACGCCGCCGCCGCTGAATTTGCATCTGCTCCAACCGCAGCCTCTTCAACATCACTTATAAATGCCGCATTAGCATCAATAACATCTGCACCTGAAGCCGTCTCTTCAACCAAAGCCCCAAATATAAAACTACTCGATACCGCATCAGACCCAGTAGCAGACTCATTAACACTTACCAAAAAGGTAAATGCCGATGAAACCGAATCTGACCCCGTCAAACTCTCAAGAATCTGGCTTGCAAAAATAGCTCTAGCACTAACCAAATCCGAAACTGTAGCGGCCTCACTAACTGCCGCTTCAAATCTTCTAACGGCGCTTATTAAGTCACTACCCGTACTCGACTCACTAACCGCCGCCCTGAATGTTGCTAACGCACTAACCGCATCAGAACCAGTACTTGATTCACTGACCGCCGCATTAAGCGTTGGTACTGCACTAACCGCATCCGCGCCCGTGGCCGCTTCACTGACTTCCGATCTAAGAGTTACAACCGAAGAGTCGGCATCCGCACCTGTCGCAGTTTCAGCAACATCCCGGCCATAGACTGATCCACCCCAAGCAGCCTGACCCCACGCGCCAGAACCCCAGCCGCCTTCAGCCATTTAAACCTCAAGCTGTTAAGCTAAATGTATAAGTTACAGACAAAACGTCACCCGATACCACCGAACGGTCGCCGGGTGCAGAAAAGTCAGCCGCAGAGAATAATGTCCCAGTTGTTCCGCTTTTGGCACTTCCGCTTGTCAAAAACGCACCGCCTACAGTAGCTGTGTTGTTAATGTTAAACGTAGCAGGAGAGGCCGAATTTGTTACCACAGAAGGATTGCCCAGTGTTGCTGTAGCAAACGTAGCCGCCACACGGGTTGCATTGCTGTAGGGGGCAACCTCAGTCCAACCAGCGTGTGAAGCCATGGTATCGCCAGCCGCAGGCGTATTAGACGCAGCGGGGCCGTACAGACCAAGATACCAAGTAGTAATCTGGGTAACTGATGTAAGCGCACTGCCAGCCATGTACTGCAAGCCTTCATTCACAACCAAGTTCTTTGAGTCAGCAGACCACTTTAGATTGCCGTCTTTGTCATGGCATTCAACATGGTAAACACCCGTTGCCTGAGCTTCTTCAGTTGATTTAGTACCAGCAATAAGGCCGCTGAAAACATGGTCAGTTGCTTTAAGTTTTTCCGTGGTCATATTGACTCCTTAATTAGAACTGCGAATCAATGCCGTTGATGCAGTATTAGCCGGCATTGTGATGGTGAAAGTTGTGGTGGATGTCTTATCAGATCCAAAATCCAATACAGCAATAGACTTATTGCCTTGTGTTGAGTTATAGATCAAAGCGCATCTGGCTGTTAATGCGGCAGTCCAAGACACATTGGGAAACCCAACATAGGCCGTGTACCCCGAAGAACTAACAGTGATAGGCGTTAAAATAGACCCACCAGCTGTATATCCTGTTGCTACCACCTGATTGTCAGTTGAGTAGACAGTCGTATCTTCATTTAGATTTGCTTCTGCCGTGTACAAGGCAATCTTAATCACATCAGTCGTGAGATCGTGAATGCCCTGATACAGCTCGGCCTTGAAGCTGGTCGTTTGTGTTTGAACAATACTCATACGACTGCCGTCCTAACTTGACCATCACGATAAGCATCAGCACGTTGCTTACCATCTGACAGGTTTTTATACAGAGCAATAGCTTGTACATAACGAGTTTGGGCAAGCTGAACCATGTCGGCCTCACCCTTCATGTAGGTGTAAGCCTCGCAGATAGTTCCATACAAAAGCACAGAATCAAAGTTATCACCCAACCATGTAGTTCCGGCGGTAACAATAGACTCAGGATAGTAGTTGTAGTGAAGCTCTGCGTTATAGGCCGCGCTTGGAGTGGGCCCAACAATAAACGTCAACTCATTCACATTGTCAGACCGTGGGCCAAAGATGGCATAGTGGCGCGGCTCACTTAATTGTGCTGACAGAGGATAGGCCTCACGAATGAAGTTAACGTCTTTGTTAAGCAAGTACAGATAGTCGCCCTGAAACGCTACAGAACCAGATACAGCGCCGCTATTAGCCACTGTTAATGTGATCGTAGTCCCTGCAATGCTTCTAACTTGTGCGTTAGTGCCAATACCCGTACCAGTCACTTGCTGACCCGTTGCAATACCTGTTGTACTGGCCACCACAATCGTCTTTTGCCCAGCCGTTCCTGTCGCCGTTGTGGTGTTATAGGGATATACCGCAAGGCTATACACAGACAAAAAGTCTGTAGGGCACTCAAGGTACTTATTGCCGGTAGTCAATACGCCTGTCACGTTCTTTCGCAAATTAGCAGGCTGCGCGGTGTTATAAATGCGCTGCTCCGCCTGACGAATGAACGTATTCATATTGTCAGTTGGGAAAGAGTTCTCGCAGTAATCGCTTACCTGCGTGACAAGATCGGCGTAATTCATGCCATCGGGCCTCTTGACATCAAGCCTTTAGTGGCCGCACCAGTACCGCGCATCTTGATGCCGGACGTCTTAGGCTCACCACCATTAGACTTATTGATGTTGCCAACAGTCATCTCTACAGTGTCAGCACGGCTCAAGTTCTTACCAGAGCCAGGATTCTCTGTAGCAACAACTTTCTCGCCCTTCATAGTGTGAGGTGGAGCGTAGACCTTGGCATCGCCAACTTCTTTACCCATCATCATTTTGCTGTATTTAGCCATGTTAGCCTCGTTTCTGTGCGGCAATCTTTGCCAAATTACGACCCATAGTCTTCATGTCAGAGTTGGTTTTACCCTTACCCTTACCTGTTCCGCCTTTTGTTTCTTTTACAGAATGACCGCTATTAGGAAAGATGTGAACATCAGTCTTACCCTTTTTAGCGACTCCGTCTGCTGATTGTGTATATGCCATGTTTAGCTCCTATGAAACTGTTATCGTAACTGTACCAACAAATGTCGTTGCCACCAAGTAGTTTGGTGTCAAACTTGCATCAAAACTACTTGCCCCACCTACCGGTGCCCAGCCCCACTGAATGTCTCGTGAACCACCTGTCAGATTACCCGCCGCATTCAAGCCCGCCGTCACATACGTTGTGTCTGGCCGTGGCTGATACAAAGCCTGCGGATCATAAACAGGATACATTCCCAACTGCAACTGCGGTTGATCTGGATCCCAGCAAGCATCACAAACCTTGAGCTGATAAAGCTTGGTCTTAATGACCTCCATCTTCAGTTGCTTTAACTTGTAACGCTGGCCACACCGATCACATTCGGCAATAGCATATTTACCGGATGCAAACGGTGTTGCCATTAAGTACCACCACCAATGAACGCTATACGAGGCACCAACCTCAATGTAGCCTTCTCGCGATCTTCTTGAGCCGCCAAAGCATATTGTTCGTCATAGACCCGCTTAAGCATATCCAGACGGCCTTGTAACTCAGGCACCTTCATGGCTATGTAGTAGGCTAATCCAGCCACCACGCATGGTAGGAAGCGGAAATTCATATCGGATGTCTGTATACCAGCACCAGCGTCTTGGATGCGGCGCATTCTGTAATACACAAACTGGTACTGCTGTGAGTTATCAGGTGTGGGCCACACAGTCACAGCTGGTAGCTGGGGCACAAACACCGCAGTTCCATCTGTCTGAGCCGCCGCTGTCGTATAGTTCTGGCCACGGAACACACCACCCAGCACATTACCACTGATATAGGTGTAGTAAATGTCTTCCGTACCAAGGCGAATAAACCCAGACCCAGCTAGTCCAACCACCGAACTAAGCGTGATTGATGTAGCGGTCGATGTGATGTTGCCACTAAGTACAATGTCAGTGGGATTAGTTTCACCAGAAAGACGCTGAATCCAGACTTGGATCGGCCTGCCTTGAACCAACTTGTTAGGGATCGTTGCATAAGTAGAAACGCTGATGCGGGTAATACTCAAGTCTGCCTGAGTTGACGAGTTGTTGGCTTGCGTTCTAATCACATGATCCAACAAGTCAATCGTATCTAAAGGCAAAGCGTATGTGGCCAATCCCGGAGTCAAAGTAATTGTCCCTGTCTCAATCGTCCACATATTGATGCCGCGATTAGCCCACTCAATCGTCATCAGGTTAAGAGAGCGGCGAGCTGTGCGTAGGTCATAACCTGAACGCATCTCACGGCCAGCTCTCTCCCACGCCTCTTCAGCGAGCTCGGTGAACTCCATGTTAAAGGCTGTGGTTCCTGTAGTGGTCATCTAAATCCTGCCGTTTTCTTTGCAATAGTTTTTGGTTGAGCTACAAACTGTTTACCAGATGCTTTGCCAACACGTTTAGCTTTGGTTGTGGCCGCATATTCTTGAGGAGATAAAGACTTAATCGCCGCTTCAGGCAAATATCTCTCGCCCGTCTTGCTAGACGGCTTACCAGACTTAGTGCGCCATTTCTGATCACCCCAGTCTTTAAGAGATTTTTGCGGTGCTTTCATTTATATCCACCACCTGCGGCTTTGTAGCGTTTAGCCATTAACTGAGCCTTACGAGCAGACCACTGGCCTGCACCTGTACCCTGTACTGCGGCGGCTTTAATGCTGTTAAAGATCCGTTTACGTAACCCAGGCTTGGTGTAATTGCCAGACTCGTTTACTTTGGATTTTACTTTGCCACCTTCAGCATATTCAGTAAAGTCGGTGTCATCCCTACGTTCTTTGCGTACACCTTTGGGCATCTTTGAGGAGCGAATAGCACCCATTCCACGGCTTGCCATCATTTGGGATTACCTTTAACTTTCTTGGCTAGAAACAATTTATCAACCATTTCTATCCGTTGAGGTTTAGTCGTAACTTTGTTAATAATACCCAACCGCTTGGGTTTACTGGCGCCGTAAAACCCAGCCTTCTTTAAAGACTTAACTACTTTAGCAGCTGGTTTTACGGTTGCCATATCAGCACATCTTTCCGCGCGTTTTACCGCGTTGGGCAATACCGTCAGCACGTTTAGATGCCGAAGGAACAGAACCACCTTTTTTGTATTCCATGCGGTTAGATGGTTTTCCTGTTGGCCGTAGTGCAGGCATCTGAGTTCTTACTGGAGACTCTCTTCCCGGCCCCGGCATTGATCCTAAATCTGGCGTTGGCTTTGTCTGTACCGGATCAGGGCGCTTTGGCGTTGGCGGCAATGGATCTGAACGCCTTGGCATTGGCGGTATTGGGTCTGGACGCTTTGGCGTTGGCGGCAATGATGTTGTGCGCCTTTGTTCAATTTCTTTTACTGGCACACCATATCTAAGTGACTGTTCTTTTAACTTGGCGGCATCTAAAGCACTACCAACGCCACCGCCAGACTTTGGCATTGGGCGAAAATCTACTTCGCGTTCAGGCTTTGACCCATAAAACTTTTTATTAAATTCGTAAAGTGCAGCCATTTCTGCGGGGGTGGCATTCTTTTTGGGGGATGACATATTATTTCCTTAACACATTTTTCCGCGAGTCTTGCCACGCTGGGCAATGCCATCAGCACGTTTTGAAGCTGTCATGCCGCCACTGGCCTTTTTGACAACTTTCTTTTTAGGAGCAGCTGAACCACCATCAACATCTTGAGGTGGCTTACCCATACTTTCGGTGTAGATGCCTTTGTTCATCTTACGCTCATAGTCGGCCAGCTCTTTAGCTGTAGGCCCACCTTGTTTGCCACGGCCAGCGCCAGCTTTTTCCCGAGCTCGGTCTTCAAGCTCAAGCTCCATGTCGGTAGAACCGCCGTATACGTATGGGTCTTCACGCATATTAGCTCCTTAACACTTTCCGCCGGCGCGCTTCATTACAACTTGAGTGCCTTTGGTTTTGCCTTTAGTAGCAACGCCATCAGCCGCTTTTGTATAGCCGCCTTTTGCATAAGCCATGCCGCCCATGTTCATTTTCTTAGCCGCGCCGCCGCTGGCCAGCTTGGTCATGGTTGAACCTTTGTGCAAACGGCCTTCGTGTTTGTTCACGGCCTTCTGCATCATTGACTTGTCTTGCTTCATGTCTGCTTTAGCCATGCCGCCTTTAGCCATCTTACCTTTGCCGTCAGCCGCAAAAGCTGGAACTTTTTTTCCATCTTTCATAACCATTGGCATACCGCCGTCTGCGTATCCACCCATGCTCATCTTTTTCATATCGCCACCTTTAGAAAATTTACGGCCTTTGTCGGCCTCATTAAAATCTTTACCCACAGACTGTGGGACGCCTGCTTTCTTGGCAAACGCTGGGTTATGAGCCACCGCCGCCATGAAATTTCGTTGAGCTTTACTCTTGCTTGGCATTATCGCCCTTGCCGAATAAGCTGGTCAATTTTTTCTTCAAGCTTGTTAAAGCGTTGGTCAATGTGACTTGTAATGCGGTCAACTTCTGCTTGAGTAACGTTATCACGGGCAACCTCCTCACGGGTTTTGTTGAGCAATATGCTAACGCGAGATAGTTCACGAAACTTCTCGTTCATCATATAGCCTAAAATTGATATTAACAGTGTTAATATCGACGACCAAACAACGCTCAGTTCTAGCATTTCCATTTCCTCAATGCCTTATTGATACGTGAATCCGGATCTTTTGCGGTTTTTTCGCTGGTTAACTTCTTCTTCATGCCGCCCATCCTCGCACAGAAAGCGTCCTTGCGGGAGCCGCCTTCCGGCTGGGGAGGTTTTAAGTTCATGCCTTGCTTTTTGGCGGAGGCGCGACCCTTGGCATTCAAGCCACCAGTTGGACTCTTTCCCTCTTTCCTCTGCCATGCTGGACTCTTAGCCATTTTAAGAACCCTGAATGTAGTTCTGGATTAAGATGATGTTGAAGTACGAACTCACTGCGTTATTTGCGGCGGCTCCAATTGCACTTGCGCCCACACAGTTCTTTTCTGGAATTATGTAAGGCTGTACAAAATCAAACACAGCGGCGTTGTTGTTTACTGCGGCAACCGCACCAACACGCAAGATGTTGTCTGTGCCGTGTTGCTTTAGAAAGGTAGTCACAGAAGTCGAGCCAGAGGCTTGACCAGCAGAAATTGAACCCGTTGTCATATAACCTGTGAAGCCTGCTGGAACGCAGTAATGACCAGTGGTTCTCTGGTTGTAGCCAATTGCAATTATGTCGTATAGAACCGCTGGGACGCCCGATGTCACCGTGCCAGTGCCAGCATTGATGTTGCCTGCGTTTGCACCGCCAGAGCCAACTGTAGCGACATAGAAACTATTCACATACAGGTACGATTTTGTTGTGTTGACTGCTGTTTGACCGTTCAATATTACAGTCTCGCTTACCACGTTGAAATTGCCGTCCACGCCTTCAATAAAAACGGTTCGCGCACCAGTGCCAGCAGAGGCATCGTCGGCGCTAGATGAACTGATTTTCAAAACGGATGCAACGGTTGGGTGCGGAATAAGACCGCCATCGGGCCACACGGTCTCTTCAGATGTGTCTACATCTGGGTTGTAGCCGAACACAATGACCGTGCTGTGGCCTTGAATTTGACCGCGAGATACCTGCAAGCCAAACGGCTCATACGTACCCACTTGGGTTATAGAACGCCAGATTCCAATATTAGCCATAATCAATCTCCTTTAAAAAAGGGGCCGAAGCCCCTTGGGTTGATTAAGCGATACGAGAGAACACGTATGCAGTGGCGCTAGAGAACATGATGCGGAAGCAGCCAATGCCAGTCACGCCAATAGGGACTGTCAACAGGCCTGCACCAGCACCAGAGCCAGCGGCAGCGGCGGCGGACAAAATACCGTTTGTAGCTACAGCAATAGTCACAACGCCTGAGCTTGTGCTGGCAGTGTTGTCAATATACAAATCCAACACAGTACCTTTAGTAGCCCCAATAGCAGTGCCAAGGTCTGTGCCAGTAGGCAAAGTAATAGTTACAGCCGTGGCTGAAGTTGTTGTGATGTAGCCTGTAGCAACTTCTGCTGCGGTGGCTGTAGCCGTTGCGTTGATAGCAGCGGTTGTGGGGTGATTCTGATCTGTGAAAACCAGATTTGTGGCTGTTACAGTTGTAGCGGCCAAAGTAGTCACGCTAGTAGCTGTGCCAAACGTAGCGTCAACAGTTACTGCGCCAGTGTTTGGATTGATGGTGATGGATTGAAAGCCATTCTGCGACCGCACTGGGCCATTGAACGTGGTATTTGCCATGATGTTTCCTTACATACAAGTTAAGTGCATCAATCTGTATGTCGTCAGCCGGGACTGTTTGATGCACCGGATAGCCCGGATTACTGTGTTTATATCACGGTATTTTTAAGTATGCAACACTTATTTTGATGTCATAAAATTTATATATGAAGATGTTATAAAACAATAGTTTGCTTGTCGTGATTACCAACTTGGTTTAATTGACATGAATA